ACTATCATGGATAGCATAACGGCTCATCAGACCAACAGTTGGGTTGAATGAATCTTCGAATGTTGCTTTACTTGCCATTAATTGGATGTATGGAAGATAAACAACACCAGTATCGTATTCACTCGGACCTTTGTAACCGATGATTACACTATCAGCGCCAGTGTGGAAAGTGTTACGATAGATGTTTAATCTACCGTCAAGAGAACCTACACGGCTAACACCAGTCACAGAACTATTAATATCAGCGCTTACAGGAGCGATAGTGAAAGCAGCAGTTGTTTCAAGACCTGCGACAATGTTAGGTGAACAGATAACATAGTTACCAGCACCACGTCTTGTTTGAATTGCGATCTTGTTGGCTTTACGAATGATTAAATTGTAAAGGTTACGATTCTTCTCAGCTTCCCAACGACCATCATAAACACCTGCGGATGCGGTCCAGTCGGTAACTGTAAGACAAGTAGCTGAGTTAGCAGCACTTGTAGTAAGACCGTCAATTTTCTTTACTAACTCACGATCGATTTCTGCGGTGATCTCATAAGCAAGAACATCCATCATCTCTTCTTCAAGAGTAAGACCGTGCATTGCTTTAAGATCTTGAGCAACTTCAAGTGACCAACGGCTTCTTAACTTACGAGTTTTAGCCTCGACTTGTGCTTTCTCTACGGTCATGTTCATTTCAGCGATTTCAGTACCATTACCAATTCCAAGACCACGTTGAGAAGTAACATCAGCACCAGCTTTGGAACCAAGAACTTCACCAGCACTGGTTGTCATAGAACCAGAGTAAGTGTCGTTGATAGTATTGTAACCTGCTTCAGTACCATCTGAATATTTGAAACGTAGAGCAAATGCCAATCCAACAGGACCAGTCATTGGCTGTACACCAACAATCTCATGAGCAAGAAGCTCAGGGAAAGTTCTACGAATCATAGGAATAGCGATTTTTTGGAATTCACCTGAACCAGTAGTACCGGGAACACCGTAATTAGTACCGGGAACACCAGTACCAAGTGAAGAACCAGCCCAAGCAGTAGACTCAGAAACCACTCCCGGTCTATTATCACCAGTCAGATACTTCATTTCGTTTTCAAGCATGATAGCAGTAGCTTTACGAATTTTCTCTGACTTAAATGATCCACCAACGTCAAGCAGGTCAGCCCATTTTTCTGTACATTCTTTAATAAAATCCATTATTTATAACCTCCGATATTTTTTTGTTTTAGATTCTGTTTGATTTGATTGCTTCAAGCCATAGAGCTTTTTGCATATCCCAAGGATCAACAGTATCTTTGTTTTCATTCAGCAGAGTATCTTTTTCTCTACTGTTAGAAGGAACTTCTACACTACCCCTACCTTCATTTGTTTGTTCTTTACCATCTGATGACTCTTCAAGTTTCATGTTTGCACCACATTCAGGACATTTGATACTATCTCCTTCCTTCACTTCAGCAGTAGCACCACATTCAGGGCAGGTATATGTTTTAACATCGCCTTTATCATCCTCAGTATTGTCATCTTCTTCTTCTTCTTCATTAACAACACCAAGTGATTCAACAATGATGTCAAATTTCTTATCAATATTTTCTTTTACAACCTCATCTCCAAGAATTGAAATAACATGTGTTTTTTGTGATTCAGTCAAACCATCACATTTTTTACGAAGATAAATGTGAGCAGCCATTTCTTGTGCATCTTTCTCGAATTCAAGATTTTGTTTTGTAAGTTCGTTAACTTCTTCTTTAAGATTTACAATTTCATCTTTAGCTTCTTTAAGAAGACTTTGTACTTCATCATTTAAAGCGCCTTCATCAATAGCAAGACGAATTTTAAATTGTTCAACCAAGTCTTGATACATCTCACCAAGTCTGGCGTATTCAACAACCTTTTCTGGAATTTGAATCTCTTCTTCAAGAATTGAATCTACAAAATTAGAAAATTTAGAAGTCACGTCTTCTTTATAAGTCTCGAATTTTTCTTCCAGTTCTTCTGTAAGTCTTTCTTTTTCTTTGCTAAGTTCCTCGTCAATTTTATCTGCCATTAATTCCTGTGCTTTAGACTCAATAAGAACAGTTAATTTTGATTTAATGTCCTTTTGAGTTGTTTCATCAAGTTTATTAGCTTGAAGCATTTCTAAAATTTTTTCCAAATCCATAAATATAAACCTCCTTTAAAAAGTAAGAATATTGTTTTCCTATAATTATTTATACTTTTTGTATGTATATACTTAAAAATTAACATTTTATAGATATATTAAGAAAAAATAAGTTGACAATGTTGTTCGTATGTTGTATTTTATTTGAAACATGACGAGTTTAATGAGTTCTATCCGAAAACAGGCTACGATAGTGATCACATAAAAATCGATTGAAAGATGAGGATAGTGCTATTTCTCGTTTAAAGGTTGATATAGATAAATTGAGAGATCACAAAAAACTTATTGATTTTATCAATGATTACGATGGAAACAAATGATGTTTACTAACCTTTTATTTGGTCATTTAGTAGGAGATTACTTCCTACAGAACAATTGGATGTCATTGAATAAAATTAAAATATGATCTAACAGGATGGATTGCTTGTTTGATTCATTGTGTTATTTATACTATTACTGTATGTTTATTCACCAAAACTTTTACGTTATATTGGATTGTTCTGGTATTCTGTTCACATTTTTTCATTGACAAATTTGGAATCTCAGAATATTATTTGCATTATATAAAAGGGAGAAGTGTTAATGATTGTTTGAGGAGTATAAAAGGATTGTCACCATATGATGTAGTTCAAATAGCAGTGACAATGTTTGTATATATTGTTGTTGATAACACACTACATTTATTATTGATGTATTATGGGTATATGTTATAAAAATAGGGTTGTTATTCTCATAACAACCCTATTTCATTAAATATCCATAGTTTCGATTATTTTATCAAGTGTACTGTTAACGTAATTACTAAATTGTTTTTTAGCTTCTTCTTCGGTTATGGTTTCTTCTTCAATTTCTTCATCTGTTTCATTGTTTTCATCAACAACTTCAAATGTTTTACCCTCATAGATACCATTAACCCATGAAGGATTGTTAGAAGGATCAGCAACCAAATCCCATGTGATTAGATTAAAATCCTCATTAACATATCCATCTTCATTAACAGTTCCTAAACCTCTTGAAGAAATACCAAGAGAACCTTCTTTTATAAGTGTTTTTGCTATGTTACCTTGAGGTGTGTCTAATACTTTAGCTTTACCATATAAATTATTACCTTTCCATTGTAATGATTCTATTTTTATAGCTACTTTATCAAGGTTGATTTCAGGATTTGTTGGATGACCTAATTCACCCCAAAGACTATTAGAATTCACCTTTTTTTGAATACTGTTAACTTCACGCATTAATATATCTTTTTTATATTTGCGTTTGTTATTATTTTCTATTTCAGCTGTTGAGAAAATGCCTTCTATGTATAGTTCTTTAGTATCGCCATCCTTTATAGTATTTTCTATTAATTGAATATCATGTGAAGTCTCGGTAATTAACTTTACCTTTTTCATTTCAATGCTCCTATTGTTTATTCAACATCAGATTCATCTGTTTGAACATCAATTACATCATTTTTTAAATTCAATTTTGTTTTAAAATAATCATTCATATGATTTCTTATTTCAGATGCAATTGTTTCTTTTGAATTGATGAAATCATCATTTTCAAATGAATCCAGTGCTGCTTTAATCTTTTCTTTATCTACCATTGTTTTCTCCTTTACATTTTATTTATAACTTATTATTATTTATAAAAATATTTTAGAATCCACTGTCATCCTGTGGTAAATATTTTTTATCATCATCGAATCCTTCGGAATTCATTTTTATCATCTCATCATCCCATTTCAAAAATTCCTTCATTAGGAATGTTTTTGAAAATTCTGAATTATTGGATAATGAAGAATAATTATTCATCCTTGCTTGTAATATTTGTTGATTTAACTGATCCTTATAGTTATTAGGAGGAGTCATGACAATAGCAAGTTTTGATTTATCTAATTCATATTCTTTCTTCAATCCTTGAAATTCAAGATGTAATAAGAATAGTTTAAGTAAATCATTACATATTCTTGTTTGATTCCTTTCAAGAAATTTACTCCATTTCACTTCATCTCTTTGTATCTCACCAAAGGTAGTACCACCGAATATAACATTACTTTCTTGTCTTTCTTGAGAGGCAGTCACCCTTGACATAGGATATTTCAAAGCTCTATACAGTTTACGTCCGAAGTAATAGATATCATCGAGTTCAGCGAATCCAGCTGCGTTACCACCAATTGAATCCACTTGTGAACCACGACCATCACTACTTTGAGGTAGAAAATAATTTTCAAGTAAACTGAATATCTCAGGATTATTACTCATTTTTCCTGTAGTAGAATCGTATGAAACTTTCGTTGTGAATTTTTGTTTAATCTTTTCAACGAATTTCATAGCTTTATCTTTAGGCATGTTACCCGTGTCGATACGGAATACAAGTCTTTCAGGTGATCTAACAAGTCTATATATAACTACAGAAGTTTCTAATAATTTTAATTGGTTATATGGTTGTTTTACTTTCTCAAGATAACCAATTATTTCTTTTCTGGATCTTCCATATATACCGTAATCAACATAACCTATTTGTTCAGGATAAAAAACGATAATATCACTGTCTTTACTGGCTTCTTCTAAACTATTGTAATTTTTACCTTTTTCGGTTAAATACTGTAAAAAGGCTCTTATTCTTCCTGTTTTCGGATCATGGATAAAATCCATTGTTTCAGCCGGTAATATTTTTATACCAATAATACCGTTCTTTGATTTCGCTTGATGTATTATTTTTTCATAATAATATCTACCGTCTATATAATAGTTTCTAAATAAATCCCATATGACATTTTTAATGTCAATTCTGTTATAGAATAGATCTTCGAACTGTTCTTGTAGATTTTTTACTATGTTTGAGTTATTTTCAAGATCTTTGTCTTTTATGACAAGAGATATAACATCTCCTTCTAAATTTTCTTGAGTTGATTCAATAACAGCATCTTCTATTACATCACCGATTTCAGGCATGTCCGCCATTTGGCGATAATGTTGTATTCTTTGTCTTTCATTATCAAATTGTATATTGATGTTTTTATTGTAGAAGCTATTAAACGAAGATAGAGATTCTTTGCCAAACCCCATACCTTGAATAATAGCCAAATCTTCAACACCCTCACCACTACGCAATTCAAGGTGTCTATCAGAAACATTATCATCGCCTTTATTCTTGAAAGACTTTAATTCTTCTGTTATGATTTCTGGTTCACTTGTTTTTTTCCAGCTAAACGGATTATACCAACTCATATTTCTCCTTATGTAGTAACAATTTCTTGTAGTTGTAATGTACCTTCAAGAACAATCAATCTATATTTTTTACCGTAATTAGGGCTTGAATTTTTATAAAGGGATTGATCTATCAATACAGGAGATCCACTCCATCCAGTAGAAGTACCGTAATACAACATCTGTTCGTCTTCTACATATAACATTCTACCCTCATCTTTTGGTTTGCCATCACTTGTTAATGATGAATCAAAAGAAGGTAATGTTGGTACTCGTTGTACATGTAATTTACCTACTACATTTACTCCGTGGAATTTCATTTAAAATTATCCTATATTGTTTAATTCTTTTATAGTATTATTCTTAATACTTCTCATTTTATTTATATTGGTTTCTTTGTTTATTTGTTCTTTGCCAATTCTACGTATTCTTTCTATTTTTGAATTTACTGCATCAAAAGCATTAGAAGTAAGAATAATTCTATCAGCAGCATCTTTAACCGATGCGGCTGGATCGATGACTTTCATGGCATCTCTTTCAGCCTGTAAATACGGAAAACCTTGACCATCAATAGGGGTATAACCATTATTTTTAAAAGTTAATGCTTCAGATAGTTTTTTCTGATATGTCAATTGTTTTAAAAATTCCAAACCACTATCAGATCTTTTTTGTTCTGCTATTATGTCTATTTCATTATTAAAAGTTTTCTTAGCTAATGATATATCAAGTACCCATTGTTTTTTATCTTTATCAAAGTAATGAAATTCAGAAGGGGCTTTGACTATTGTTTCATTGCCTTCTTCTTCTAACCATTTTTGATAAGCGATCCAATCACTATTTGTCACATCAGCAGGTATTTTCATATTTTTTTCAACATGAAAAACACCATCTTCTAATTCATAATATGTACTCATTCCTATACTCCTTTATATTATTTAGTAGGAATTGATTGTCCTGCTTCTTGTTCCATTTTTTCTTTTACAGCTTGAAATCTTTCTTTAGAAAATTTAACTATTGCTGTATTTGGTATTTCTATTCTTTCTTTGTTATCGAGAAAAAGACATCTACAGCCATTAGGCATAATGTCATCACCCTCTACATTTTTAATTGTTCTCCAAAACCATTGATTGGATAATTTATATTTAGCAGTATATTTCATTTATTTTATCCTCATTATGTAAAACACTGATATATATTTAGGTCTATTAGTATGATGATCAATATCACCACTTATACCTGAACTATTTCCAATATGTCCTGAGACTTGTGCTACGTGTGTATGATCCCCTGTAGTGTTTGTTGTGTGTGAGTGACCACCTGCTGGAGCTGTGTTTTGCCATTTATGAAGAACATCAGCCGAACCATCACCATCTACCCATGAACCATCATGCCAATGACCACCCTCTCTATAACCATGTTCATGTTTTCCTGTGTAATTTGTATTATGCGTGTGTTTACCGCTGACATTGATAGTAACATTTAAATTTTCTATTGCTGTGTGATAATGCGCATGTAATATATTATCTCCACCAATCGAACCAATTGATGTAAAACTGCCTTGTATGAATCTGTCATCATTTAATTTTGGTAAATATTTACCAGTAGTATCAAATATAGGGCTTTCACCTGCTGCTATGAGACCACTTGCAACGGGATCAGCACCATTACATACTGCAAAACCATATGTTTGTAACCACGTATTAACATTGGATTCAGTATTCATTGTTACTCCATCGAGTATTACATGTGTGTAATTATTATTCGAATTACCAGTAAAATAACCCGGTAAAAAAGCTACAATGGAACCAATAGGTATAACTCCTAATCCATACAAATTAGCGGCATGTACTTCTTTCCATTTTCTATCAGATCTACCTAAAGAACCTTCTTCGTTTCCTCTTGGTACTATACTTCTGGTAGCCATATATTATTTCCCCTTTTTAAATCTTTTTTTAACTCTGGTTATATGTTGTTGCCATTTATTAGTACCGTTTCTCATATCCCAATACAACATATCAAGTTGTTCTCCGATAGAACCATATGCTTCTCGTCTTTTCATGTTGAAAATATTTTTTTCATTATCAACTGAATTGGGATCTTTTAACAAAGCGGTTTTTGGCACTGTTTTGCCAATTTCATTAATAACATATCTATTTCCTTTTTTATCCCAATACTCTGTTCCTCTATAATCAGATTTTTTAGACCATCTATTTGTATTCGGATTGAAAACAGCTACTTCATTTTCTTTTACAGAAGGAGCTTTTGTAAAAGTAGCATTAGCAGGCAATAAATAAATCTCTTTACCTTTTTTTTCTGATTCTAATGGATCTAATTGTGCTATTGAATCACCAATAAATTCAAAAGTTTGTGGATCGTAATTATATACTTTTTTCATCATTACACCTTAATATTTAATAATCCATTTTACGTATACGTTTATCGGTCTGGTTTCACTGCCGCCGCTATTCCATGTTAGAAATCTGCCTCCATAACCAGAGTAACTACTAATGGCATCATAATTCCAACTACTAACACGAACAAAACCAGCCTGTTCAATCATATCATCACCACCAAATACATGATTGTGATTTTGATACATATGACCTTGTACTGTTCCAATATTATCACCGGCAACACCAGCATTAACACCTAACGTCCCCGGTCTTCCATCTAAACTACTTAATCTTTTTGTTCTTTCTGGATCAACACCACGTCCAGCATCATGACCTCTAAGAAAATATCCTCTATAATCAGGTAGATAAAAAGTTGATCCACTACCACCATATCTATATTTAATAATATTAAATAAATTAACATATGTAGTGGTACTTAAACC